ACCCATTCTGGCAAATCAGTATCTGGCTTTAAACAATCTTCAATCATTTCAGCACAACGAACTAATGTCTTCAATTGATTCATTGCCATATCACCTTCGTAACCATACTCTTTTTCATCTTTAGATTCTGACCATTCTCTTCTTTTTCTCATGAACTCAGAGCGACCACGTCCAACAGTACCACCGATTCTATCTGTTTTCTTTGCTGCAGTTTGTGCATTGTCGAAATGGCGTTCTTCACCATCCATGTCACCCTTTGCATTAGCATTGGCTGCTTTCTTCATATGCTTAAATACTTCGTCACCATGAACTTTTTTGACTACCTTTTCAGTTGACTTAGTATCGTTACCGTTAACATGGGCATCAGCGAATTTATTGTAGAGAGTTCTAACTGATAGATCGCCTTCTTCTAATTCTTCTGCTTCTTCTTTAACTGGTTTCTTTTTATTCAGTTGATCCATTGCACGTTGAGCCAATGAACGAGCAGCATCCATTCCAGTACGATTTGGATTATTTGGTTTCTTGAAGGTAGATGTATATGGTCCATCAAAAGGAACATCATCTTTCTTTTCTTCTTTGACTGGCTGATTCATATTCATTTGTTTATCATTCTCGCCATTAAAGAATTTAAATCCTTTAATCTTTTTACCCATAGTAGTATCCTTTGCTGTTGATGCAGATGGAGCAGAAGTTGTAGTATTCATGGCATCACCACCACCGATGTTACCTTGAAGAGTACCTTCTTTAAGTCTTGCTTTAGCTGCCATGAATGCGCCAATAGCCATCTTGCGACGTTCATCTTTAGACTTGTTGTTAAACTTTGGATGAGTCGATTTAATAAAGTCGTTAATATAAGCACCTGCGCCCATATCTGGACGTAGTTCTTCTTGAACAGTTTCTTCTTTTATATTCATACCTTTACGCACATCGTTATACATGGCGTCCTTATGTTCTGGCTTCATCTTTGATGGAGCACCTGCGTGGAATGCTGCTTTATTACCAGAAGCAGCATGCTCGCGCATTTTACTTGCAGAAATACCAGTAGTACCTTCAGCATCTGGGTCGCGTGCACCAGAAGAATGAACAGTAATTGATTTAAAATTATAATGGCCATGGGCAGCTTTCTGGCCATTATATTTATGAAGTAGATTATGCATCTCTTCATGGCGATCTGAACCAGCAACTACATGAAGGTGTTGCGCTCCAGTAGAATGGGCTCGAGCAGCATGGTGAAGGATAGTAGGATGTTCTTTACTGGCAGATTGTACATTAGTTCCAGGGAATGCATTCCTTGCATGTTGAACTTTCTGTTCGCCAGTCAATGGATTTTTCTTAGCGTCTTGGCTATGAGAAACAATAACTACATGATCAGCATTATGTTTCTTAGCAATCTCGTGAACTTTATTAACAACTGCTTCATGGCCAGATGTAATAGGGTTCATACGCCCAAATGCCATTACCTTATGAGATTTAAGACTAACTGAACCAGTTGTCTTTTCCTTTCCACCTAATTCTTCTTTCATACAACTATCCTCTGCGCATGGTTTTGTACCTGGAACTCGCTTGTAGCCTTTCCAGCAGTTACATTTTTCTTTTAATTCGTTATATGTTAACATATTAGCAATTCCATTTTCTTAATGCCAGTGCTTTACGACTTGGTTCGCCATTTGGTTTTTTCATTGGACCATCAACGCCACTCATACGAGCACAGAAAGATTTTCTACGATTGGCAGCTTTGCTACCTTTCTTTAACTTAGATGGTGGTGTAGTAACAGCCATCTTTAAGTTTCCGCCAGTTTTACGATTATATGCATCAACACCTTTTTGTGTCAATCCACCTTCGGAACTCTTATGCCCCTTGGCATCAATTGCATATTCTACAAGGTATTCTTTGAATGATAGCATATTAGACTGCCTTACCTGCGGATTTTAGTGAACTTAATGGATCGCTTTGTGAATCAAACTTATGTGCTTGAGAAGCAAACTTCTTACCGTTATGATAGAAGTGAACAGAACCACCACTTGATTTAACTGAAAGATTCTTATGGTCTTTCAGGATATGCTCATGGTCTTCACTTGGGCTGCTTGCATGGTGTTGAACACCCTTAGCAGTTTGATAAGTGGTGTGCTTAATAAAGGTATGACCTTTTTCTTGAGCAGGTGTTTTATGAGCATGTAGAACTTCACGGATATGCTTAACAACGTGCTCATGATTACCAGAATCAAGATGATGTTGTAATTCAGCAGCATGGCTGTGAGCAACTTTATGCAATAGTGCTTTGTTGCGTTCTTTAACATCAGCATGCATCTTAGGGTCTGCTTTGGCAGCTTCTTTACGTTGGTCTTTATTTTTACCAGCCAACTGAGGATGCGCTTTAAGAATCGCAGCTTTATGTGCAGCGAAATGTTCTTTGGCTTTTGAACCACCAGATTCCATACCAAGACTTGACGAAGGAATATTCTTGCTAGAGTTATCGCTAACCTTTAGACTTACGCCATGGTGAGTTACTTTGCCAGTCTTAGGATGCTTAGTGGAAACATAAACATCAGAAGAATCTTCTTTCTGAGATGCTTTGTGACCAGTTACCTTTTCTGTATCTCCAGGTTTGGAGGTATGAGTAACAGCATGAATAGCATGACCTGGATGAGTAGAATCGATATGCTTTTTAATATGATCAGCAGCAGACTTAGCATTGGCATCAATGCGTTTATAGTCAGCTGGGTGGATTGCTTTCTTTAAACGATCATGAGTTTGTTCAGGAGTTTCGCCATGTTCGTTAACATGCTTCTCCATATGCTTGCCACCATTAAGATGTTTGCCAGCTAGAATCTCGTGCAGAACACCTTTAGTGTTATTCGAAACACCACCTTCTTTAGAAGCATCATCAGCTGCTTCTGAAATTTCTTGGAAGTAGGTTTCTTCGTTTAAGAATGCTTTAAAGGATTTCATTTGCGAACCTTTAACAAGTTAGATTTTGCGAATTCAGAACGATTAACCAACTTAGAAGGTTCAGTCTTACCGTTATGTTCGTGGTTAACAACAAATCCTTCTGGCTTAGATTCTTTACCATCAATGTGGTGTTCATAATTACTATGACCACTTTCTAAAGACTTAACCAAAGAGTTCTTTGCAGCAGCAAGATGATTATGAGCAGTCAATACATTTTCGTAATGACCTTTGTTCTTTTCTACGTGATCAACTTCTTCTTTACCCTTGGCACGTTTTGCTTCTTGAGATTTCTCAGTCTTAACACCAGCAACTTGTTTAGCGTGGTGCGCTTCAATGTGAGATTTAAAATCTTTTACGTTTGGAGTAGTATTATTACGAACAGTTGAATTAATATAAGTTGCTAAATGACCGCTCTCGCCACCATGGGCTGGGTGAATAGCATTATACATTTTGTCGCCATGAGTATCATGGACTGCTTTTGCTGCAGCCATGTGCTTATGGAAATCATCTTGATTTGACTGTGAGTGGGATGCTTTGCTAGTATCGTAGCTGGCATCGTGGTGGTGAACATCAGGATGCTGTTTAAATTCGTGGTGATCAACTTCGTGGTGCGCAGACATTGATTGAATGTCTTTACCGTGATATTGAGTATGAACTGCAACACCTACTTTTGCCTTCGCTGCTTTCTTGGCTTCGTCGCCATGAGCAGTGTAGGTAATAGTGTTTGGAGTAAATGATGCTTTGCCAGTTTTCTTATCATGCTTAACATCACCCTCAGAGTGCATAATATCACCCTGATATACTTTACCCTTTGGAGTAACTTTAGGTAAGTGATGTAAAGCAGCTTTTAATTTTGTAACAAGACCTGGAGCATGGCCATGATTCTTCTCAATATCAGCATCAGTATGATTAATCTTTGGATCTTTGTTGAACGCAGATTTAGAAGCAACAAAGAACTTACCGTTCTTAGGATGAGTACCGAAAACTACGGCAGGAGAACCATCATACTTTGTAGTAAGGTTGCTATTATTTTTACCAGCCTTCATGTGCTCATGAGCATGCATTAAAGCGCCATGAGCATGCTCAAATCCATCGTGACCATGCATCAATGGACGATCTTCAGGATGAGTAATGTGCTTTAGTTTAGTGCCTTCTTCGGCAGCTTCTTTTAAGTATGTTTGAAATGATTTCATTTGTTATCCTATTTTCTTAGCAGAAGCACGTAAGAACCATGCATGCTTCTGATGTGTATCGATTCGGTCAGCTATAAAATTACAAACACCTTGTTGTTTGTTAGTATTAGCAATAGTGAACACTTTATTTAGGCTGTCAAGGACTTCTTGGTTTGCAGCAATAAGACTAGTAAATATATCTTCAAGTTTCTCAACACGTTGAGATTCTTCTTTTAAAGTTTTGTATTTAAACAATTCATCAAGACTTACTGGAGCATATTCATCTAATTTACGTAAAAGTTCAGCGATCGGATCTACTGATTCATACACATCAGTGTATAGATCACCAAAGAACTCGTGGTACTGAGTGAACTCAATACCCTCAATGTTCCAGTGGAACTGATGTGCTTTGTAATACATTACAGTAGCATTAGCCAGCAAAACCTTTATTGCTGTTGTTAACTCATTCATTGAACAACTCCAGTATTCGAAAACGGATCAAATGTCTTAGAAGTAAAATCTTGTGGAGCCAGACCAGCTGGATCATTATTTCTTACCGTAGATTTAAAAGACTTCAGCCTTTTCTTTTCTACTTTCTTCTCGACTAATTTAACATTCTGAATCCACTTGCTAACTAATTTGCCAGTAGACTCCTTTAACAATAGGTGATTAGAACCACGCTTAACAATTTCATATTGTTGGCCATCGGATTCTACTTGCTCACCAACATTAAAGATTTCTCCACGGAAATATTGTTCACGTAGTTGGTCTTTAACTAATTTAATTTCTTCTTTAATTGGCTCAATTCCAGAACCAATTCTAATATCATTCATCAATCTACGAGAATCAATATCACGAATTGATGAAGGTAGATTCTTTTTAAACTCTTCGTATAAACCTTTGACTGCATAATTACGAGTAGCATCTTCGCTATCAGGATCTTTGTCCATGGCTGATATGACTGTAGCTTCCTTTAGAGATTTCTTCATAGAAACTACTTTGTCAGAACTCGTAACGATGATAACATTGCGATAGGTTTCTTTTAGTTTAGCAACCACTTCGCTCATGTTATCAGAGTAAGTATTAAACTGCATGTTCGGAAACAGCGAGTTCAAATACTGCAATTTCTTT